ATCAACGTCGCCTTGTCAGCGACGACACCGTTATGGAGCTAAGAGATTAGCGCCATTCACCAAGGTTGTACCAAACAGGTACAACCTGGTTGCCTCGAGTGGCGCGCGCAATCTTTCGCGTCCCTGTTAGGGACACGATTGAATGACGCGCGCCGCGATGTAAGGCCGCCGCAAGGCCACCGACGTCGTTACCGCAGAAGTGATTCTGCGGGACTAATCGATGGACTCTTGCGACGTATCCTTCGTGTCCGTATTTGGCGAGGGGAGGGGTGCATTCGTCAAAGTTCTTGATGACTGCGTCGTTCCCATAGCCGTAACCGATATACGTCTCGTCTGCATGGCGATCTGCTCGAAGAGCATAAAGCCAAGCAGGACGAAAACGCTTATCGCAATAAGGACCGTCGCTGCTGCTATGACTATAGATCCGAATCTTGTTACAGATTCGTATAGAGCATGAGGTTTGATCATAGTACTTACCCTTGAGGTAGATAGGTCTGACCAAACGCCCGCCTAAGTAGTCACAGCCGCAACTCTCGAAGAAACGTCCCGCCAAGAACGTTTTCTTCGCATTGACCGAGAAGCCCAGGAAGTCCAGGGCTCCTTTCAAGACAGGGAAACAGCTACGGTTCAAGATAATGTCATCACCGAAGGTGATGGCACGATCATCGCCCGAAGCTCGCGCGAGTGCCAGAAAGATTAAACTCTCTAGCTCAAACGTGTAACCATTTCCCATGCTCGAAAACTTCGATAGGCGGTACTCTTTCCCATCAAGGACAGAGTACTCCGTACGCGCTACGTCAAGAAGACAAGCCCAATCAAAGGGAAGCAGCAGCCATATGAGCTCACTAGCGATGGTATCGCTAGCGGAACTCAAATCGACTGTGCAATCTCCTGAAAGGTGAGCCTTCGACGCACGTGCACGATTAACCTCGGCCTGACGGTCGAGATTAAGCCCGAAGTTGGTCAACATCTTTCGTAACAAAGCACCAATGCCAAGCTGAACGAACACGTTCATGTGTGGCTCGACCGCAATAGCGCGATCGATTTTAGAGGTCTTCGGCACGAAAGTCACCTTACTGTAGGCTCGCAGACGTACATCGTGAGATGCCGTCCGCAAGGCCCTCCAGTAAGGATAAAGGCGCGGTGTAACATGCATGGAGCATGTGTATTTCTTACTAACTACTACATCACTCCCAGCGACGCTGGAAGTGGCCCCTGGCCCAAACCTCATCATAGACTCAGCGTACTCGAGTTTACCTCGGGTAAGCGGGCCTAAGATAGAAGAAATGATGTCCCGTGCACGATTGATAACAGTCAGAGTTTGCTTTTCAAGGGGACTGACGTCACCTTGGAGAAAGGCTCTGATCCGTTCGTTCGTGTCAGAACATTGAGCTTCTGCTTCGAACCATTTTTCGACAGCGCAAGCGCGTCGATCGATGGAAATAGGCAGGTGTGGGTTTTTTCGTAGCATCTCAGTTACGAGGTAGTCATCTTTGAACGAATATGAGTCAGTATCCGGGAACGAAAGTTCCAGGTACTGCTCCCATTCGCCATTGATAGCTAGCATGTAACAAGCGAGAGAACGCGGGGTGTTTACACCCTCACAAACGCGCAAGAACGTTCCAAGCTCGATCTTAAAAGAACGAGCCGCCAGGTTCAACCTAGGCGTTTTTGGCATGGTCAGGATCCAATCTTGGTTAGTAAATAGGATCCAGATCGCGTAGAGCGCCACGAATGAT